TATGTCAGGCAAGAAGGGCGACAAGATCCATATCCCTAAGCCGACTCGTGGCGATGCAAATGCGAAAGCTGCTGACACTGCAGTAACGATCATTGCAAACACTGAGTCAGAACTGACCATCGACATCGATCGTCACTTTGAGTATTCACGACTCATCGAGGACATCGTTGAAGTACAGGCTCTCAACAGCCTCCGTCAGTTCTACACCGAAGACGCTGGCTACGCTCTGGCTGTCAAAGTTGACAACGACCTCCACTCTTGTGGTACTGGTTTTGGCGACGGCGGCACAGTAGTATTCTCTGGCTCAGTAGCTCCTACTGACTACCAGCATAGCGGCTGCTTCTTCAACGACGGCGGTACTACGACTCAGTACACCGACGACACGATGGTTGCTGCTGACGTATTTACCGATGCGTTCTTCCGTGACATGATTCAGAAGTTGGACGACAACAATGTACCGATGGAAGATCGAGTACTTGTGATTCCTCCTTCAGTTCGTAACACGATCATGGGGATTGACCGATATGTATCTTCTGACTTCGTAAGTGGTCAGGCTGTACAATCTGGTCTTATCGGTAACTTGTACGGTGTAGACATCTATGTGTCTGCTAACTGTGCTACTATCGAAGCTGCTGCAGACAACACTGCATCATCTATCGACACTCGTGCTGCCATGCTCTTCCACAAGGACGCTATTGTCCTAGCTGAGCAGTTGTCAGTACGTTCACAAACCCAGTACAAGCAGGAATACTTGTCAACGCTGTACACGGCTGACTGCCTCTACGGTGTTCAGGTATATCGTCCTGAAGCTGGTTTCGTACTCGCTATTGCTGAGTAATGAACACGGGGGTCTTAATTGGCCCCCTCTTTTATTCCTAGCTGGAGCAATCTATGGGTATCTTTAGAGGTACAGGAGGTACTGGTGACGCTACTACAGACGCAGTAGCTTCACAGGTTGGTGAAGATGCCGCCACTGCTTCAGCTAAAGCTAATGCTGCAGCCAATTCAGCTACAGACGCAGCTAATTCGGCTACAGCAGCAGCTACAAGTGAAACTAATGCTGCAACGTCAGCAACTAACGCATCGACTTCGGCCACCAATGCATCTACAAGCGCAACAAATGCATCAACCAGTGCGACCAACGCAGCCACCAGTGCCACCAGTGCATCCGGTAGTGCGACTACGGCTACAACAAAAGCAACCGAAGCGGCGACTTCTGCGACCAATGCAGCAACCAGTGCAACCACAGCAACAACCAAAGCCTCCGAAGCAGCCACTAGCGCAACTAATGCAGCAACTTCTGAAACCAATGCTGCAACGTCTGAAACTAATGCTGCAACGTCAGCTACCAACGCTGCAACCTCCGCAACCAACGCATCTAACAGTGCAACAGCGGCAGCAACTAGCGCGACAGCAGCTGAAGCAGCAAAGGACGCAATCGACGGACTGTACTTAGGCGCACTAAGCTCTAATCCAACTGTAGACGGCAACGGTGACGCAGTAACTGTAGGTGACTGGTACTTTAACACAACTGACAACACCACTCGTATCTATGACGGCTCTGCGTGGAACGTAGTTAACCCTGACCTTGTGGGTGACTCTTCGCCACAACTAGGTGGAGACTTAGACCTCAACAGTAACAACATCACTGGCACAGGTGGTCTTAACATCACAGGCAACATTGCCCTCACGGGAACTGTGAATGGACGTGACGTAGCTGCTGATGGGACTAAGTTAGACGGCATAGAAGCAGCAGCAGACGTAACGGACGCAACTAACGTAGAAGCAGCTGGCGCTCTGATGGACTCAGAGGTCACTAACTTAGCACAGGTCAAAGCATTTGACTCTGCTGACTACGCTACTGCTGCACAAGGTGCTACTGCTGATGCAGCACTTGCTGCTTCCGCTGTGTCAACCTATGGCTTAACTCTGATTGATGACGAAGATGCAGCCACTGCCAGAAGCACACTGGGTTTAGGTACAGCAGCAACAACAGCTTCTAGTGACTACTTGTCTTCAACCGGAGGCACAGTTACGGGAGATGTAGACTTCGTTAGCACAGATGCTGGGTCTAGTGCTGGACCAGAGTTTACACTCTTTCGCAACAGTGCTTCACCCGATGATGGTGACTACTTAGGTCAGATTAAGTTTGACGGTAAGAGCGACACGGGTGTTACACGAGTCTACGCTAAGATCACGGGTAAAACTTCTGACGTAACCAACGGCACAGAAGATGGCTTGATAGAGACAGCTGTTAAATCTAATGGCTCTAATGTTATTGTCTCTAGGCAGACTGGTACAGCACTCAAGTTACTTAACGGTGTTAGTATCGAAGTAGACGGCACTGTAACAGCCACGGGTGGGACTTCTACCAACTGGAATACAGCATATGGCTGGGGTGATCATTCGGCAGCTGGATACTTAACTTCATCATCAACACTTAACGCAGACAACATGACAACAGGTACGCTCTCAGGCGGCACATACTAAAGGAATAAACAATGCCCACAACTATCATAACTAAGTACGGTACAACTGCGCCTACTACTTCTGATGTAGTTCAGGGGGAGCTTGCCGTTGACACAACTAATAAACGTTTGTACACACAAGACGGTAGTTCTGTAATTGAGCTGGGGACTAATCCAGCAGCTAATGTTACATTTGGTGACAACGTAAAAGCAGTCTTCGGTGCTGGCTCTGACTTACAGATTTATCATGATACAAATGATAGCTATATCAGCGACCAAGGCTCAGGCAATCTAAAGTTACTTACTGATGAGTTTAGGCTTAGAAGTGCCGCTGATAGCGCACACATGCTAACAGGCAGTCAAGGCGGGGCAATTACTGCGTACCACAACGGCTCAGCCAAGCTAGCCACCACCGCCACAGGCATCGACGTAACGGGTAGTGTGGTCAGCGATGGTTTGACTGTTGATACGGATACGCTGGTCGTTGACGCAACCAATAATCGGGTCGGGATTGGTACGGATTCGCCTAGTCAGAAATTACACATTAGTGATTCTGCTCCTTTTGCTAGATTAGAATCTACGTCTACATCATACAACGGCTTTACAACTAAAAACGATTCAGGGAACTTTTACTTTGGTATTGACGACTCTGGCGGTACTTTCTACGGTTCTGCTTATGCAAGAGCCATTTATGCTGATGGGGCTTATCCAGTAACATTCTATACCAACGCTACAGAACGCATGCGTATCGACTCAAGCGGCAACTTGTTGGTTGGGAAGACTAGTGTAGGCACTGCTAACGAAGGTGCAGAAATTAGACCACAATTAGCAGCATTTACGGCTGATGATGAAACTCCTCTTTACCTAAGAAGACTTTCTACAGACGGGGAGTTGATCAACTTCAAGCAAGGGACTAGCTTTGTCGGTAGTATTGGTACTATCGGAACTGACTTATACATAGGGTCAGGTGGGGCAGGTGTACGCTTTTATGAAAGTGATAACAGCATCATACCTTGTAGCGACGCTGGTGTAGCGAGTAACGGCAGCATTGACTTAGGTGATGGCAGCTTTCGCTTCAAAGACCTCTACCTGTCAGGCGAACTAAAACTGTCGGGGTCAAAAGGTACCTACACTGATTACCAAACGGTCTTATCGGCCACAGCCTTTAACGACGGTGAGTCAAGCTACGCCATTGGAGTGGCGGGAGACGCATTAGGTACTCTCTTCGGTAGTAACTTTACTATCGACGGCTCAACCTACACTCAAGGCAATACTGCTAGATCTTCGGGTTACTTCGGCATCTCTAACACTACAGCCGCTGGCGATACTTCAATCCTAACGTACAGCGGATTCACTAAAGGCACTACTACTCCTGTTGAGCGTTTCAGGGTGGATGGCGACGGCAACTTGTTGGTAGGTGGTAGTTCACTTTCATCGCTTGGAACGACAAACGAAATAATTTCTTTGCGAGCAGACCATTATTTACAAATTGCTCAAACGGGTACTGGAACTAACGAGCTTGCTTATTTTTATAACGGTAATGGACTCGTAGGAAAGATTAGTACGAACGGCTCTGCGACTACGTATGCGACTTCTTCAGACCAACGCCTCAAAGAAAACATCGTAGACGCACCTTCTGCTTCTGATGACATCGACGCTATCCAAGTCAGATCATTTGACTGGAAGGTTGATGGCTCACACCAGAAGTACGGCATGGTTGCACAGGAGCTACAAAGCGTTGCACCTGAAGCAGTAAGTCAACCAGAAGACCCAGAAGAAATGATGGGCGTGGACTACAGCAAGCTAGTCCCGATGATGCTCAAAGAAATTCAACAATTACGTGCCAGAGTCGCACAACTAGAAGGAGCTAACTAATGACTACATGGACAATATCAACGCTTGAACGTGAGCTATCTGACGGTGGGGTCATCGTTGCCCACTGGAGAGCTACCGATGTAGACGGAGACTACTCTGCATCATCTTATGGCACTTGCGGGTTTACTTATGACGCATCTGCTTCTGACTTCACGCCTTATGACAGCTTAACGGAGTCTCAGGTACTAGGTTGGTGCTGGGCTAATGGTGTGGATCAGGACGCTATTGAAGCATCGCTTGCAGCCAAGATTGAAGCTGACAAGAACCCAACTCAAGCTAATGGAGTGCCTTGGTAATGATCGACATCTGGACAATTGTAAACATCTTCACCGCTGTCGTTACGCTGGCTTCTGCGGTTGCAGCAGTCACGCCAACAACTAAGGATGACGAGTTCATCGCTAAGTATCTCAAGCCAGTCATTGACGCGCTTGCGCTAAACGTCGGGAATGCTAAGAAGTGACCGAAGAAGAACGCA